AGACCCATGGTAGTACGAGTAGACAAATCAGAAGATTTTAAGAAAAGTGGCAAGAAACTCATTTCTGAGTACGATGCCGACAAATGGTTAGACAAAATTGAGAAGAATGATGAACGAGAACTCTTTGAGATGAAAAGAAAAAGAGAATACCTCAATGAGTGGACTAAATTCAGAAAAGATGGATAAATAATAGCAGCCTATGCTGTCTATATGCCACAACAAGCAACATTTAAAGATTTGAGTGTTACATTCAAAAAACATCCTGTCACTGATGATCTAGTCACAGTGAAGGATAAGACTGCGATTGCTCAATCAATTTCTAACTTGTTGCAGACTAATAATGGTGAGAGACCATTTAATCCTGATATTGGTTCTGGTATTCGTGAGTTGTTATTTGAACAAAATGACTGGGGTACTGCTGCTGCTGTAAGTGGTCGTATTAGAGAATGTCTTGTCAAATATGAACCTAGAATTGCAGTGCGATCAGTTGATGCAACTCCTAACAATGCTTCTAATGGTTATGATGTTGCGATATCATATGAGATTCTTGGTAGAGACGATGGCAGAATAGTTGCTGATGTATTTCTAGAACGTACAAGATAATGCCTTATACTCAGGTCTCAAATTTAGATTTTAATCAAATCAAAACTTCTCTCAAAGAGTACATGAGAGCACAGTCAGATTTTACTGACTATGATTTTGAGGGTTCTACTCTTTCTGTACTTCTTGACACACTTGCTTATAATACCTACTACACAGCATTCAATACCAACATGGTAGTCAATGAACTATTCATTGATTCAGCAACACTTAGAGACAACGTAGTAGCATTAGCAAAGCAATTAGGATATAGACCAAAGAGTGCAACCTCTCCTACAGCATACGTTTCATTTACTGTTACATATACTAATCCAACAACTGACACAGAATTAATATTAAAGAAGGGAACAGGTTTTACTGCAACATACGATAACAACGTCTACAATTATGTTGTATTAGATGATGTAAAAGCACAAGTAGCAAATGGTGTAGCAACCTTTACAGACGTTGCTGTAAATGAGGGGACACAACTTATCAATACCTTCACTGTTAACACAGCAAGTAAGTCACAAAGATTCATTCTTGACAATAGAAACATTGATACTAATACAATTAGAGTTAAAGTCTATCCTACTGGTGGATCATTTAATGAACCATATCTAATTGCAGATAACATACTAGGAGTTGATGGTACATCAAAAGTATTTTTCTTAGATGAGATAGAAGATGAAAGATATGAGATATTGTTAGGTGATGGTGTTCTTGGTAAGAAATTAGAGAACAATGCAAGAATAGAAGTATCATATTTGATAACATCAGGACCTGAGAGTAATGGTGTAAGATCATTTGTATTCTCTGGTGTATTAGAAAATCCTAATAACGTATCACCTTCTTCTTTCTCAGTCACAATTAACTCTACTGTTGCAGCAGCGGGTGGTGAAGAGATAGAAAGCACACAGAAGATAAAATACACTGCTCCAAAAGCATATGGCACACAGGAGCGTGCAGTGACCGCTGATGACTATGAAGCAATTGTAAGAAAAGTATATCCAGCAACCAGTGACATTATTATTTTTGGTGGAGAAGATCAGGAACCACCACAGTATGGAAAAGTATTCATTGTATTGAAACCAACTGATGCAAGTTATCTTACATCACTGACAAAGAACAAGATTGTTGCAGATCTTAAGAAGTATGTTGTTGCATCTGTAGAACCACAGATTGTAGATCCTTCTATTCTATATGTTGAGATGAACAGTAAGATATATTATAACAGTCTAATTACAGATCAAACACCAACACAAATTAGAGATAAAGTTATTGGTTCTATACAGTCTTATATTGATACAAGTGATACAGAGAAGTTTAACGGTAAGTTTAGATACAGTAAGTTTGTAGGTGTAATAGATGATGCTGACAAGAGTATCAATTCTAATCTCACGAGTCTCACAATGAGAAAGGATTTTTATCCGTCTCTTAATTCTACCTTCTATTACGAGGTATGTTTCCAGAATGCCTTTGATGAGGACTGTGATGATCCTGTATTGTCATCTACTGGTTTTAGAGTAACTGAGTATCCTAATTTTGATGTCTATGTTGAAGATAGGAATGGCAAAATCATCCTATATAGACTAGATACCGTAACTGGTGACAAAGTTGTACTAGACAACGATATTGGTGATATAGATTATGTCAGAGGTGAGTTGAAAATGTACAACTTAACTATCATAAAAGGTAGTTTCTTTGATAATAGAATTTCGGTAAGGGTAAAACCATTATCTAATGATATCAAGGCAATGCGTGAAGTTTATCTTGATGTTGACGTTGCAAATTCATCATTCACTGCGTACAAAGAGTAAGAAATGCCATCTGTAAAAACAAAAAGGATATCAACTCTAATTGAGTCACAACTTCCTGAGTTTATTACATCTGAATATGAATTGTTCGGTAAATTCATTCAGAAGTATTATGAACAACAGGAGGTGCAAGGTGGCACCTTGGATATTATTAATAATATTCAAAAATATGCCGATATTGATTACTATGAGAAAAACCTACTTAGACAGTTTGATACTCTGGTCACTAGTATCTCTACTTCTGACACTACAATTGTATTGGAAGATGCAACGAGTTTTCCAGAGAAAAATGGATATGTAAGAATAGACAACGAGATAATCTTCTATGAATCACGAACAAGCACAACTCTATCAGGAGCAGTTAGAGGTGTTAGCGGTAACACAACTCTTGGTGATCTTTATAGCTCGTCAGAGTACACCAGCACAGATGCAGCACCACATAGCTCTGGTACGAAGGTTCTTAACGTAAGTAACCTTTTTCTATATTCTTTTATCAAAAGTTTTGAGAACCAATACTTAGGTTCTTTCCCTGAGAAATATCTTAAAGGTGAAGTAGATAAAAGAACTTTAATCAAGAATATACAAAAATTTTACAAAGCAAAAGGAACCACAAGTTCTATTGAATTTGTCTTCAACACTATTGTTGCTAAAGAACATACTAATAAACCAGAAGTCTATAAACCAAGAGATTTTACATACAAAGTATCTAATGCAGACTGGGTAAATGTATATGCGATAAAAGCAAAAGTTGTAACTGGTGATGTCAAGAGTTTAGTTGGGAAAAAGATAGTACAGACAGAGACTGAAGAGTATGGATATGCAGATGCAACAGTAGATAATGTCTACGCTGATGGTACATCTGATGGCGAAGTAATTTACAATATTGTACTAGCACCTGAGACAGTCAATGGTGACTTTAGTGTATCAACTAAGACTCGTCTTGAGACAACATTAACAGGAACTGCAAGTACAGATGATAGAATAAATGTTTTTTCTACAATAGGTTGGGACAAAACAGGATCAGTATTAATTGGTGATGAGACAATAACATTTAGTTCTAAGACTGCTACTCAATTTATTATTGATAACAGATCTCCTCAAAACGCAGTCATACACAGTGCTGGTGAATCTGTATATAAACCTGTAACATTAGTAGGTGGTGGAGTTACACTATTAACTCTTGGAGTTATATACAATGCACTACCAAAAGAGGGACAACCATTTTCAGATGTTGGTGATAAGATACAAGTATCAAATCCTGGTTTTGAAACAGATGATACTAAAATTGTAAATGTAGGTACAAATCAAACTCGTTGGATTAAGAGTACATTTGGTTCTGTAAATGTTCCAACATTACCAGCAGTTGCAAATTCATTAAATCAAGTCCCTACAGATGTATCTGGTATATTTGCAGATGATCAATATTATTACATTGCTAGTTCCAGTTTTCCATCGCACAAGATTCTTGATGGAACTACAGTTAATGAAGAAGTATTAGATCAGAAGTTATTAAAAATTATAAGAAAAGAAGCAACAAGAACCACTGAGTCATATTCTACACCTAAAACAGATATCGGTATTGGATTAAATGGAGTTCCTTTTTATGGATATAAAGATCCAGATAGTATTAGATTTGGTTTACTAGAAGAAATTAGAGTTGACTTGAGAGGAACAGGATATGCAAGACCTCCATTTGTATTGATTGATCAAGTTCCTAACAAAGCAAGATCAATACTTGCTGGTCAGGTAATAGAAAGTATTATTGTAGATACTGCTGATGTGTTTCCTAGAACTCCTGAGATTACAATTACGTCTGGACGTAATGCTGTTGTTAGTGCTGTTGTTACAGGTGGAAAGGTAACGAGTTTAACTATTGATAATCCTGGCGAATTTTATTCCTCACCTCCACTTATCAATATTAGAGATAATGCTGGTAGAGGTAGATTTGCTGAATATGAAGCAATAGTAAACACTGATGGACAGATAACAGGATTTAATAAGATAGGAGAGGGTAACTTCTATAATCAAAACACTGTAATAGTAGATGTAATTCCAGTAGGTAGTGGTGCAACTGGTATACCTCTTCTTAAGGAATGGAATTTTAATAGATATAAAAAATTAGAAAATAATTTAGATACAGAAAATGGATGTATATTTGCAAACTATAATAACGTACTAGAGTATGGTTATGGTTATGTTGCAAATCCAAAAGCACTTCGTGTTTCACTCAATGATAACATAAACAATGCTGGAACAGAACCAGCATCTAAATCACACTCACCTATCCTTGGTTTTGCTTATGATGGTAATCCAATCTATGGTGCATTTGGTTATGAGGATCCATTAGATCCGTCTTCTTCTATTATTAGAATGACATCTAGTTATTCTATTAATAACAGTCGTTCAAATGGTCCTTCATTAACAACATACCCGATAGGATCATTTGTTAATGACTATACCTATACCCACAAAAGTGGAACATTAGATCAAAACAATGGAAGATTTTGCACCACCCCAGAATTTCCGAAAGGAACTTATGCTTATTTCATTACTATTGATAGCAATCAAGTACCGCAATATCCATACATTATAGGAGAGAACTTTTATTCGCTACCTGTTGATAGTAATTACAATTCTAACATCAGTCAAGATGATATTCCTAAGAAAGCAAAAAGATTATATGAAGCAGGAATGCCTAGAAATGGTGATGGATTTATAGCAACAATTTCTGATGTAAAACCAGGTACAGTTGACGCAGTAAATGTAAATGATACATCTGATAATTTCTCTATTAACTCACAAATATATTTTGATAATAAAGGAACACAAGGTTCAGAAGCAGAAGCAATTGTTTCTTCAGTAAAAGGTAAAAATGTAAATTACTTAGAATCAAAAGAAAACAAAGTTGTTAAGTTAACAACTATACAATCTGCATATTTGTTTGTTGATGATACTTTAACTCAACCATCATCTGGTGCGTTTGGTTCTAT